CCACCCGGCTGTGATCCGTGCAGCGGACACGGTGGAGAAGGCGTACGAGCGCATGCGCTTGGCCCAGATCAACAACAAGACCCTGGGCTGGGCTGCGCTGCCCGAGAGCAGCAAGGGCTACATGCCGCACAAGATGAGCAGCACGAAAGTGCGCGAGCTTACGAACGAGCAGCGGGGCATCCTGAACTCCACCCTGGTGGACCAGTTCATCACCATCGAAGGATGGGACATGACGTTCGCCCAGAACCTCGCCGGCAAGTACATCGACCGCATCCAGCAGAAGGCCCTCGGGGCGTACGACGCCCCCATGGGCATCCACCAGACGGGCGCAAGCGACGTGGTGGAGGACGCGCTCACGGCCATGGGCCTGAGCCGGCAAGAGGTGCACGCCCAGATGGGCCGCTACATCGCCGCCGGCCCGGGGCACACCAAGAAGCGACTCAAGCTCGACCTCAACCAAGAGCACACCACGGCTGATGGCAAGACCTTCCGACTACTCGACCTGTTCGACACTGACCAGCTTCGCCTCGTGCGTTCGCAGGCTCAACGCGTGTCGGGAGAGGTCGCTCTGGCGCGGCACGGTGTTGTTGGCAAGCCGGGCCTAGCGGTTCTCCGCCGGGCCATGGGGTACGGGGCTGATGGGGAGCGGGCACTGCCCCGCGAACTGGAAGCCTTCGACCAAGTGTCCGCTGAGTTCCTCGGCGAGCCCTTCGGCACGCAAGAGGGCAAGTGGATGGAGCGCGCGCGCATGGCGAACAGCGCGGCCCGCCTCGGCGGCATCGTGTTCAACCAGTTCGCTGAGTTCATCAACGGTGCAGCGCACATCGGCGTGGGGCGCACGCTGTCAGCAATGACGGGCATCCACCGCCTGCGCGCGGAAATCATCGCCCTGTCCAAGGGGCAGAAGGTGGACAACCCGATGCTCACCAGCATCGAGCACATGACCGGGGCCGAGTTCGGCACCGACGCGTACAAGCTGGCCTTCCCCTTCGACGCACCGGACCACGCGTACCCGACCTACGGCCGGGACACGATCACGGCCACGGACCGCCTCCTCCGGGGAGCGGGCCACGTGCAGTCGAAGATCAGCTTCTGGCGTGCCATGCACAGCGCCCAACAGCGCGGCATGGCCGAGCAGATCGTGCAGAAGGCCGTCCAGTTCATCAAGAGCGGGGCGGACGACGCGGCTCTCAACGACATGGGTATCCACCCTGGCCTCCGGGCCCGGCTGCAAGCCGACATCGACCACATGGCAACCTTCGACTCATCGGGCAAGCTCACCAGCTTCGACCTGATGAAGGCGCGGGATGGCGCAGCGGCGAACGACTTCGCACAGGCGGTGTCCCGTGGCGTGAGCCAGATCATCCAGGGCAACTTCATCGGAGAGCAGGGCAAGTGGGCGCACAGTGGGTATCTCAAGATGCTCACGCAGTTCCGCTCGTTCAGCATCCTCTCGGTGGAGAAGCAGTGGGCGCGACAGCGCAACAACCAGGGCACCGCAAAGGCCCTCGGTATTCTGGTCGGCAGCATGAGCATCGCAGTGCCCGTGTACATGGCGCGCGTCTACGCGCAGTCTATCGGCCGCAAGGACCGCGAGGAGTTCCTCGAAAAGAACTTGAGCCCGTTCATGCTCACACGAGCAACCCTCAACTACGTGGCGTTGTCCGGCTTGTCCGGCGACTTCCTCGATGCTCTCACTGCCATTGCGCCAGACGCAGTGCAGGAGAAGATCGGCGGACCCACGGGTGGACGGTCGGGCACCACCAAGTCAGCAGTCGGCAATCTCATTGCCCCAGCAGCCGGATACGTCGATGACGTATGGGGCGCGTTGCAGAACCTAGACAAGCCTGAGAAGGCCGCGAAGATTCTGCCCTTTAGCCGTATCCCCTATTTGATCCCAGCGGTCAATGCTTTGGGTGATAACTAGCAGTACCCTTATTGCTACCCCCTCCCTCGGCGGGAGGGCCCTATTTCAGGAGACATCATGTCAACCCTTCTCGATCAACTATACAGTCGGAACATCTGGCTGGCGGATGGCTCCCAGACAGTGTGGAACTTCACCTTCGCCGGTCCCGTCAGCGACAACTCCCTGACCTACATCTCCCGTGAGCACGTCAAGGCTTACTGGCAGGATGAGGCGGGCTCGCGCACGGAGTACGTCTTCCAGGACGCAGACTGGCTAGGTGACTACCAACTCAACGTCATCCCGGCCCCGCCGGCTGGACAGGTGTTCGTCATCTACCGCCAGACCCCGCGCGAGCGGCCCCTGGTGGACTACAACGACGGCGCGGCGGTCAGTGAGACCAGCCTCGACACCAACGCCCGTCAGGCCGTGTACCTCGCACAAGAGGCGCTCGACCTGTCCGGCATCGACAACGACGACTACGGATTCAAGGCCCTCAAGCAGGTGCCCTACACCGACGCGTCCACTGTCGTCCAGGTCAACAACGGCCGCAGCCACTACAAGGAAGATGGGACCCAGGTCATCGTGCCGAGCACCCTGCTCACCGAGTACCTGACGACCATCATCAACAACAGCGACGACCCGATGCTTGTCACGTTCGCGGACGAGTACGACGTGGATGGGATCACCCCCATCCCCTCCGGCGACGTCGGCCACCAGATGGGCGACGTAAGCCCAGTCGGGGTCGCGTCGTTCACCATCCTACCTCGCAATGCCGTGGGCCTCAACAAGGTCAGCGACGGGCATTGGTTCTTCAACGGAGCCGTCGAGTAATGTACCATCCCGCCATCGAACCCGCCGCCAGCGCGGCGTCAGATGCCCTGGGCTATGCCCTCCGCTCTGCCCCGCCCGCTGTGGTTGGGGTTCTCACCGCTGCTGGTGCCCAATTGCCTCTCGTCGTTCAGATCATCACCGGCGTCTACGTCGTTCTCCAAATCGTCGTACTCGTCCGGGACAAGTTCTGGCGGCAGCGCAAGAAGAAGGAGTAAGCTCCATGGCCGAAGTGCCTGACACCCCTGACCTCGAACTGGGCGCTGAGCCCGTCGAAGTCGCAGCGACCGTCGCCACAAGCGCCGACCTCGCCAAGCTACACGGCACCCTCGCCAAGACGATGACCAACAGGATCGCGTCCGGCAAGGCCACCGCCGCCGAGTGGTCCGCCGCCATCAAGTTCCTCGACGGCAACGGCATCACCTCCAACTTCGGCAACGACGCCGAACTGGACAAGCTCGCAACCAAGCTCAAGGAACAGCGCGAGAAGCGCAAGGCCGGGCTCTCTACCCAGCAGATCAAGGACGCCGAGTCGCGCGTTGACCGCGCCCTCGGGGTGGTCTAATGCGGGGCCGCGAGGGCCCAGAGGCCGCTGCCGCCCGCTGGGCGAAGCTGGCCCTGGTGCAGGACCACTACACGGACTTCCTCGACTTCCTCCGGGACGGCATGGAACTCCTTGGGTTCAGCACCACCGAGATTCAGGAAGACATCGCGCAGTGGATTGTGCACGGACCCCAGTACCTCATGGTGCAGGCGCAGCGCGGACAGGCCAAGACGACCATCGTCGCCCTGTACGCTGTGTGGGTCCTGATCCACAACCCCGCTGAGCGCGTGCTCATCGTGTCCGCCGGCTCCACGCAGGCTGACGAAATCAGCACCCTGATCGTCCGCGTCGTCATGGCGATGGACATTCTGGAGTGCATGCGCCCGGACAAGATGGCCGGCGACAAGACCGCCACGGACGGGTTCGACATCCACCACTCCCTCAAGGGGCTGGACAAGTCCCCCTCGGTCGGCTGCTTCGGCATCGACTCGAACATCCAGGGCAAGCGCGCGGGTCTCCTCATCCCCGACGACGTGGAGTCCGGCAAGAACAGCCAGACGGCTGTGCAGCGCGCCAAGATCATGCACATCACGCGGGACTTCACGTCGATCAACTCGACGGGGCGTATCCTGTGGATGGGCACGCCGCAGTCCATCGACTCCATCTACAACACGCTGCCGGGCCGTGGAGTGGCCGTTCGTATCTGGCCGGGTCGCTACCCGACCGTGAAGCAAGCGGAGTCCTACGGGACGAACCTCGCACCACTGATCCTGAACCGCCTTCGCGCGGACCCGGGTCTGGCGACGGGCGGCGGGCTCCTGGGCGACCAGGGCCAGCCCATCGACCCCGTTCTGCTGAACGAGAAGACGCTCACGAATAAGGAGCTAGACCAGGGCACCCCGTACTTCCAGTTGCAGCACATGCTGTCCACTGCGATGTCGGACGCCTTGCGCTACCCCCTCAAGCCCACGAACCTCATCGTCATCCAGCCGCCCGGCCGGGACTTCCCGCTCACGATCACTCGTGGCA